TCGGGCTTATGATATTACATTATCTGATGATTATATGATTACGTCTCTTAATTATGATGCCACTATTAGGACTGATGTTAAATGGACGACTGGAGTTGATTTTAATATAGTAAGTGGGAGTGATTATCGTCAAACGGCATTAGGTACTACTAATATTACTGGTGTTGGTGGATTGTATGAAATGAGTGGTGGAAACATTGCGGTTAATGCTGTTGGTGAATATCGTGAGCAAGCTGCTGTGATATTTATGAATTCAGGACCGGGTTTGATGGCAGCTTTGGCAGATCAGGCTGATATTCCCGAACTACCGACTTTACCAATACTTCCTGATCCACCAATCGTGGCAGAACTAACAACGGTGTGGGATGATCTTACTTGTGTAATGGTACCACCAGATTGTTGTATCGATCCGCCATTGATAGATTTTCTGGGGAAGATAGTACCACAACATTTCCCATGGCCTGAAGCTACTATTGGTAGGGTTGATCTACATTCTGGAACAGTTACTGCTAATGATGAGAGAAGCGACGCGGTTATTCTCATTAGAGAAGGGGCAACTGAAGCGGGTGCAGAGGCTCCATTAAGTGGTGTGTTGGTGTTGGATGGTCAACCGCCTGCGGTTGTTGAAGGTAAACCGTATGAAACGGATAGTCCAGATGAAGAACCAGCGTATGATATTATTAATCCCGATGCTTCAGCATGTACTGCACCAGCAGCATCATATGATGGGGTTTCCGAAGAGATGCGGGAGTTTATAAAAACAGAAGAAGGGTATAGAGAAAAACCTTACAGAGATGGGGATAAATGGGCGGTTGGCTACGGACACAATATCAATATAGGTGATACTATAAATGGTGAAACGGTAACCGCTGCTGATATTGCAGCATTAAATAAATCCAACGGTGACTCTATGCGTATTGATAATAAAGAAGCCAATCGTTTATTGGATGAAGACATTAAAAAAGTAACGGATTCAATTGATAAAACAGTTGAACAACCTATCACTCAAGGTCAATATGATGCTCTTACTAGTTTTGGTTACAATGTTGGAACTGATGCAATGGAAGATAGCACCATGATGAAACGGTTAAATGAGGGTAAATTTGATCAGGTTCCGAAAGAGTATATGCGTTGGACTAAAGCTAATGGTAAAGAAAACCCAACATTAAGACGTAGACGTAAAAAAGAACTTAATGGGTTTTTTAATAAAATACCAGCGGAATGTGCAGGTTAGGGGCGATGCCCCTAATCTTCATCACCAAACAGATCATCGGAATCCAACCCTGATGTTCTTATAATTCTACGAAGTTCTGCGCCCATTTTTTCCATGGCACGATTTCTTATTTGTCTGATGCGTTCTCTACTAACATCGAACTCCTTTGCTAAAACTTCTAGTGTTTTAACATCTTCTTTTTCAGACAATTCTTGGGCAACAAAAATCACACGCTCTCGATGATCAAGAACGTTCGCCAGTGCAGTTTCGATTATTTTTTGTTGAAATTCAGTATTTTCCATGATTCCGTACAATTCGGCAGGACATAAAGTGTTTGTTAGTAATATATTGTATTTAGTAGTATGTTGATGATCTTCTTGACCATTACTCATTGGTTCGTCTAAATGTATGGAACCTTTAGATATCAAACTATACATATCTACTATTAATTTTGTATCAACCCCATACCCTTTTGCTAATTCTTCGATCATTTCATCATTAAGTTCATGTTTATTATGAGTCTCTAACATTTGTGCTACTTTTTGTTTTAGAGTAAAAAACACCTTCTTGTTATTCTTGGAGGTACATGCATGAACATCAAAATAATTTTTTGCTATAAAGCTCATCATTGTAAATCTGGCACAATTATAAGCATATACAGAAAATCTATTATCCGCGTCGGGTTTATATTTATGAACCGCTTTAACTAGGGCTTCTAGTCCTTCAGATATTAATTCTTCGGATTCCATACCATACCCGCTCAATCGTCGTTCTGCCTTCCTCACAATTGGGGAATGGGCGATTATGATTTGTTCAATTGCTTTTTTATCGCCAGTTTCGTGAAATTTACGAAACAAATCTTCTTCTTGTTGTTTAGATAAAAGGGTTTTATAGGGTTGTGTGAGTTTTGTAAAAGCGGATGTGCCCAGAGTTTGCATTGAATGCCCCTTTGATTTGATGAACTCTCATGATAATAATATATAAATACACTACACGAGCGAACATTTGTTTATAGTTTACTATACAACATTAATGTCATTAATACAACATTTAATTATATATATGGTTTCACCTACATACAGAGGATACTCCACCGTAAACAATCCTTCTTTGGATACTGCCATCTTCGATATGGAATTGGTAAAGGCGGATTTAATGAATCACTTCATGACTAAGTTGGGTGATAGACCCATGAGGGCTACGTTTGGTTCCATTATTTGGGATTTATTATTTGACGTATTCGATGATCGTACCGAATCCTTAGTGCTGCAAGACGCAGAACGTATCATTGATGATGACCCACGTGTGGATCGTAAAGAAATAAAAGTATTCATAAATCAAGATACCCATGAGGTAAAAGTTGAAATAAAACTATTATTCGTGGAGTTTGATATGGAAGACTGGTTTGTGATTGAATTTGTTGATCACTCTTAATTTAACATGGTAATTAAAACATGACTGCAATAGCAAGACAAAATACACTTTTCGTATCTGAAGATTGGATAAAAATTTATGAAGCCATGGAAAATGTGGATTTCCGTGCTTATGATTTTGACAACTATGTGCAAGCCATACTTACGTATGTAAATGTTAATTACCCAGAAGAGTTCAACGATTGGTTGTCCAGTTCAGAATTCGTTACAAAAATAGAAGTATTAGCGTGGTTGAGTCAAAACATTGCTTTTCGGATTGATCTTAATACCAGAGAAAACTTCCTTGCTACGGCTGAACGTCGTATAAGTTTAATTAGATTAGCTCAAAACGTAGCTTATAAAGTATCACGGGTTCGATCTGCATCAGGACAGTTGAAAATTCTAAAGGTTAGAACTACCCAATCCATTCTGGATTCTAATGGTACGGACTTATCTAATAGAAACATCACATGGAATGATGCTACTAATGATGATAGTTTTGAACAATTCATCTTGGTAATGAATGCGGCATTTAGTCCTCGTACCCAATTTGGAAGACCATTAGCAACATATCAAGGAGAAGAAGTTCGAACTGACCAATACACATTTGATGCTATTTCTCCCAGTAGAGGTACCTACCCATTATCAGCAGGAGTGAATCGTGTTACTTTACCTTTTGATGTATATAATGCAAACCTGAATATTGAGAATGGGGTAAAGGAAGAGATTCCACCCAACCCAGAAAACTTCTTTACTACCTTCTATCAATCTGATGGTAACGGAATTTCATCTATCAATACTGGATTCTTTTTACCATTAGTTCAGGGAAATTTACAATTTGCTGATTTCACGTTTGAAGAAGCTGTGGTAATTCGTGTTGTTGACTTGGGTGTTCCCAATACCAATCGTGATGATTTCTTTATTCAACGAGTAGATGAGATCGGTAACGTTTTAGAAGATTGGATTCAAGTTGATACTATTTTTGGTGAAGGGGTATCATTTAATACCCTATCAACTGAACAAAATAAGATTTATGAAATTGACACCATGTCTGATGACAAGGTTCGAATTCGATTTGGTGATGGAAAATATGGTGAAATTCCTGTCGGGAACTTCCGTGTGTGGTACAGAACTGCAAACCCACAACCGTTAACCGTCCCTGTAAACGCCATTCAAAACAACACGGTAACAATTCCATATGCAGTAAATGGTATATTGGAATATCTCACGTTATCAACATCATTAATCAACCCATTAATAAATGCGGCAGCAACTGAAACCAACTTTGACATTCGAACAAGGGCAAATCAAGTATTTCATACCCAGAATAGAATGGTTACAGGTAGAGATTATAATAATTTCTATCTAAAAGACAATGCTATCAAAAAGGTAAAATCGGTTAATCGAACATTTGCTGGTCATTCACGATATTCTAAACTAACTGATCCTACGGGATTGTACCAGAATATCAAAATCGTTGCAGAAGATGGTAGATACTACCAAGATGATGTGGTGGTGATTGATTTATATACTGCTAATACTGATATCTTACCAATTGATGAATTCATTCATAATAATATGCAAGACATATTATCCCAACATGATAAGCAATCGTTATATTATAACAATTATGAAGCGTTACCGTTGGTATCAGTTACAGAAAGTTATACTTGGCAGGAGACTAATATAGTTAGTAACCAATCACGTGGTAATATCATTGGTAGTGTGAGCGGGTCACCAGTTGCTGTTGGTGATACAGGGTTAGGTAATTTTAAATATATTGATGCCGATGCGTTTTTATTATATGGATCACTTAAGGGTTCATATGTATCTGTTGAACGATTATCTGGTGATGGTACGGTGCAGGATGGTATTATACTAGACTCAATCATTCCAGATGGAACTGAACTGTTTACGGTTTTGCCACCCATGAGGAAAAAATTAATTGGTAATGAAATTTCTAATGTTACTAGGGAGATGGAATATCGATTGGATTTCGGAATATCATGGAACTTGGAAACAGCTACGTGGGATATTATCACATTTGAAAATATTGATAAATCTGGAATATTCTCTTTGGAATATCAAGGAGATGATAGTAAATTAGGTAAAGATGCATCATGGATGATAATGATGGAGTTTATCGCTGGTGGTAATAACGGAGATCAGTGGAGATTAACTGATCGGGGAATTTCTACCTTTTTTGAATCTGCGAGAGAAGTTGATTTTTACTTCAATAACACAGAACCAGTTCTTGATCCTGAAACAGGAGATATCAATTATGACCAGATTAAATTATTGGCTTGTAATGAATCTCGTGATAGTTTGCGTAGACGTAGATTGGGTGATGTTTCTGAAAAGAGTTGTGCGCCGTTAATTTATACGTTTAAGGGTGATGGAGAAACTACTTGCTTTAAAACTAGCGAACATCCATTAACTAACAACGTTATTATCATGATTGATAATGTGTTGCAAATCTTGGGAACCCATTATGAAATAAAAGGGGATGTTACAGGTGATAGTGTTTGTTTTTTTGAAGCTCCAGTTGATGGGGCAGTTATCACAATTTCAGTATCAGATTCTGTGGTTGTTGCTAAACCGCTTGTGGTTCAAGAGATTGCTGATGGAGTATCGTTAAAATACCCATTAGGGACAAATCTCCCAGTCAATGGTGATAATACCTTTGTCTTTATGGATGGTGTATATCAACCCATTGGTAAGGAATATTCTATAGATGTAGATCACAATGATAATGCATTTGCATTATTCACTACAATCCCACCATTGGATGTTAAAATCACCATGTACTCTTTTGTGGGTGTGGATTCTAACATATTCCAACGTTATTCTACCATAGCTGATGGTATTAGGGATACATATAATATCCCTGTAACAGGCCAATCAATAGATACATTATTCATTACTATCGATGGGGTAACTCAAGATTTTACAAATTATACAGTATCTAATGGGGTTGTGGAAGGGACAACTGATATCATTTTCAATGTGATCCCTCCTGCTGATACGGTTATATCCATAGCGGCGGTCGCTAAACCAATCAACACTATCACCAAAACTTATAGTTATGTTGGTAATGGGGCAACGTCATCATACGAACTGGTGGGTTTGCAGAACGTATCTGAAGCTAGTGTGATGGTTGCATTGGATGGTGTAAACCAAGACGGGACATGGTCAGCGTTTT